GCACTGATGCCTGTCTGAGCGCCTGCTTGGCCTAGTGATCCAGTTATTTGTGAAGCTTGTTGTCTGCGTGCTTGTGCTTGCTCAAACGCCTGCTGTGCGGCCTGTTGAGCCTGCTGGAAGCCTTGTGAGCGCAACTCAGCGCCTGTCTTAGCTTGTTGCTGCAGGACATTACGGCCAATCTCTGCTTGCGCTATGGCGCCACGAGATCCGCCAAATGCACCAGATCGCACCGCTTGATCACGCGCAGCAATTTTTTGCTGTTCGCCCAGTCGCGCAATCTCAGCTTGTTGCGCATCAATAACTTGTTGTGTGAACGGGTCTTGGAATCTAGATACGGCTGATGGATCGAACTGAGCGCCGGTGCCTGCAAGACCAGCGATACCTTGAAGTGCAGTAGCTCTACCCATCTCACCGGCAGAACGGAGGTCTTGTCCTGCCATTTGCGTCTGCATTCTGGCTCGTTGTGCGGCATCCATAGCGCCTGCTTGAGCACCACCAATTTGGCCACCGATGCCTTGACCGGCGCGCTCCATGGCTCTCTGGCCAATACGAGATTCTCTGCCTGCGCCCCTAGCCGCATCCATCAATCCTCTTTGAGCAATAGCAGCCTCTCTGCCCATGCCCCGCTCAGCACCACGAATATCTTCCGCAGCGCCCCTCATCATGGCTCTGGCACCTTGATCCATAAACTGCTGACCCATGCGTGGGTCATATGCGCCTATGCTTTGTTCATACAAAGCTCTAGCTCGTGGATCTGCAAAAGCGCCTGCAGAACGTGGGTCAAAACCACGAGCAGACTGCCTGAATAAGTTTTGGGCTTCTGTTAACTGTTGACCAAAGCCACCAAGGCCACCAGCGAGGTTACGAGCTTGTACTTCTAATGGCGAAAGACCAGCAACCTGCTGAACAGGAATCGGTATTTGCTGCCCAATCATCCCGTATTGAGGGTTGAAGTAAGCGTCTAGCAACTGACGGGAAGTTAACTCAACTCCGGGGGCAGCGTACTGTTGAGATGCCGAAGGTTGAACTACAGGAGTACTTTCGTCTGTCTGCTGTTGCTTAGACTTGCCACCGGCAAAAGCGCCCACAGTAGCAAGAGCGGCGGGGATGAATTGAACAAAAGCTTCTGGCTGACCAGTCTTAGGGTTGATGGTCAGATCACCAATTGGCGAGGTCTTTCTTAAAATATCAACTTCTGCTGGGTTCATGTGAACCAGCATGGAGTCTCCGTAACGGCCTTGTTTGGCTAACTTCTGAGCCTGACCCTTCATTGGGTATTTGTTTTTAGCCATTACGCTTTCCTCATTGCCTTTTCACCGGCACGCTGTAGCGCATACATCATGCGAGCGCCTTCTCTGCGCTGTTCTTCTTTAGACTTGCCAGCACCCTCTAGCCGTCCAATACCTCTAACAGCTTTAGCATTCACAACAAACTCGCCATCGCTAAGCATTGCAGGTATGTCATCAGATGTTTCTGTTCCTGGGCCAGAGATGGGGCCGTTCATGCGAGGAAAGTCAACATCGCCACCACCAGAAAAAGTCATTGCGTTGATTGGAGGCGTGGCATTTTCCATGGGATCATTACCACCCATTGAAAATAAATTTCTAATACCTTCAACATTAAAACCGCTTGCGGAAGACTTCTTTCCTCCACTTCTGATGTATTCAAGAAGCTCTTCACGAGTCATGTCTTCAAGGCGTTTTTCTTCCTGCCTCTTCTGATTTGCTTGATAGTTCTCAAGGCCTTGTTGAGCCAAACCACCTAATGCTTCAATGCCTCTGCCAATACCACCACCGATACCGCCAAGAGCATTACCAATGGCACCACCAGCGCCAGTAAGAGCGCCTCCTATGCCGCTACCAAGGCTGCTGAGAGCACCCATGATCCCACCGGCAGACATGTACATTGGCTCAAGCGATGCAATTCCGCCTTCAGCGAAGCGGCCACCGAAAGGATTAAACCCTCCTGGCATGCCAATTCCAATTTGTCTTCTTAAATCAGCTTGGAATTCGGCCATAGATTCAAAAGGTTCTTGGCCTTGAGCTATGCGCATTTCATTTATTCTTTCTAATGCTTTATCTGAAGCTGAGATAGGAGAATCATCTTCTTCTTCTTCATCTCCAACAGGTGTGCCGTCAGGATAAACTCGAATGGTTTCTGGCTGAGTCCCTGCAGGTACAAATCCAGCAGGCACTTGTGGGGCTTGAAGTGGCCCGCCAATATTAGGCGCCATTCTTTCGTAGTTCGCGTATTGAGCGCCAGGCATGCGTTGTAGTTGAAAAGAGCCCGCAAGAGGGTTGGCCATATTCCCAAGAAACGCTGATTGCGCCGTGGCGGGATTAACCCTTAGGGAGGCATTTAGTGCTTCTAAAGGACTAGCAGGAAACCTACCAAAGTCTGCTTGTGTGTAAGCTTTTTCTACGCCTTGACCAACCAACTGTTGGCCACGGTCTATCCTTGCTGTATCACTTCTACTCATTTAACACTTCCACCTACGTCTAGCTTGCCGTAGCCTTGAGTTAGGATCTTTCGCTGCTTTAGGAAACTTCTTCATTTGCCCAGCAGATCGAGCGCAGAAAGACTTCCTGCGCTTCGCACGTTTACCTGTGGGCTTGTCCTCCGTTACCGCCGTCTGGAGTTTACTACCAGGATTGGCCTTACGATACGCTTTTACACCCGCTTCTGTCATCCCCGCGCCTTCTTTTGTAGGGCGAAAATTCTTCTTATTACGCTTCGGCATGGTGTCGCGTTTACGCTTAGCGGCCTTTGATCTGCCACCCGTGACAGCCCCACCACCATTGAACTCTTCAGCGTAACGTCTAAACATCAGGAGTACCTAGTCCTCTTGCGACGGTCAGACATAATCGCACCGCATCCTCTATGGTTGCGCATCACTTCGCCACCATTGGCTTTTCTTACCACTCTGCGTCCTCTTGCAGAGGCAGGCGAGGTGAATGTCTTTACGTTTGTAGGCTTACCGCCTACGCCTTGAGGCTTGGCTCGCTTTCGCTTTACTGCACTACGACGCTCACCCTCAGTCATGGCTTTCGCTTTTGACCTAGGCACGCACTTTGGGTACTTACGCTTTGATCCTTTGGTCTTGGCACGCCCGCAGGCTTGGAACTTACCGTCTTTCTTCGGTGCTCCAATATCTACCCAGTCGCCCTTCGGGCCTTTGCCAAACCAATCTTGTAGGCTCATGTCACGCCTGCCATCCTAGCTCTTTTGGCAACAAAGCCACCGGCATTTTTGCGCACCACTCGCCTACCTCTTGCAGATGCAGGAGATGTGCGGACTCTCTTGGCAGCTGCAGATGTGCCGCTACTCTTAGGCTTTGGCCCTTTGAAGTCTTTACGCTTTTTACCAGACGGGTCTTTGATCTTTCCCGCACAGATCTTGCTGGCATAGGCATTTGCGTAAGCTGATGGATAAACATCAAACTTGCGCTTGGCTGCTGCTTTACCCCTTGGGCATAGTTTTGTCATGAACCTACACTCACTACTATATCGCCGTTAGTTATCACTTGAACCGAGCCCACAAGTGCTGTCGCCTCAAGCGGATCAGTGGTGTACGGTAACTCTTGAGATAAACTTATCCAGTTGTCGCCATCGTACACCTGCAACACATTGATTGATGTGTTCCAAATAATATCGCCTCTGTTGAACTTTAGCTCATCTCGCTGCGTTCTGGTAAACAAAGGCGTTGCGTCTGGATCAAGAGAGTCCAAACTCAATTCTAATAAGCGCACAGTTCGATTGAACGTGCCGCCATCGACCATTTGGTTGCCTTGAATAAAAGGCAAACGGCCCCGTAATACTTTGCTCATCGTCTACCGTTTGGCTGCACATCTAGTCGAGTGCCGCCAATCCTGAACCCAAGGCCAAGCCTCACATCTGTTGTTCCGTCATCATCAGACTCAAAGCGTACAACCGCCTGCCTGCCACGAGCTCGTGCATCAATCTTGGTGGTGCTGCCGGTAAATGCCGTAGTTTGGTCAGTAGCTAATGAGTCGCCGGGGAAGTTGCGCGCTTTGATGACAAAGTTCATCGTCTGGCTAGAGCCGCTATCACCTGTGAACTTAACGTCTGGTATGCACCTGCGAATAAACTGAAACTCTTCGCCATCACCCAAGTCAAAGTCCGCGCTTTCAATGAAGACGTTATCCATAGGTGACCCATCATCATCAAAGCCAGTCTCGTGCGAGTAAACATAGTTGCTAGTACCATCGCTTCCTGCTGCACGAGGAAAGCTTTCAAGACCTTCATCAAGCCATGCTGTCCTAGACAGGTTGCCTATGGCCCATGTTTGCTCGACATAGTTGTAGGTAACATATCGGTCAATTACCGTATTCGTGCCAGAGCAGTAGAACCAACCTACCTCATCAAACTGTTTGTTCAAGAAAGCAAAAACCTGAAACGCCTGGCCTTCGTTGAAGTCATCAAACACATAAGACCTAACGCTGCACGGCACAGACTGCACGGCGCCTTGGTATGAATAAAACCCTTTCTTATCCATCCAAAACACACCAGCAGGCGTGTTAATCGGAGCATTTGGGCCAATAAGACTGACGCCCTCGTTGATTAGATTCAGACCAAAGGTGAGAGGCGCGCCGATAAACTGCAAGCTATAGAGCGCAACATCAGTCCATACAAGTGTCTCTTGCCGTGCTCGCAAGCCACCAACAATCTGTGATCCTGCAGAACAACGAAGAGAGCCCGCTGTGTTTGTGGCTGTTGGGAACCACTCAGCAGGATTCTCTTGGTCAGAGAAAGCAATCAACAAAGGGTCTATTGACCCGGTTCTTGCCGTTGCAGAATCATTGATTGGGTCTGCGCCAAGCGCAATAACGTGCCTATCTACATCGGATACCAGTACTTGCAAGGCGGCGGTGGGGGTGAAGTTAGCCCCCGACAAAGCTGAGATGTTGACAGCCCTATCTGTACCAAGCGTCTTTGCGCTGGTATCCCAGTAATAGATACCACCTGCCCGCACATTTGCTATCAAGTCTTCGCCAAAACTATCTAAAGACCAAAGGCGTAGCTGATTCAAAGAACTCAGCGCGCTTGATGAGCCCCAGGTGCCTGCACCCCATGCATCAGCGCCCCAACCCGTGCCAGCAACAAATACATCAAGGCCGACATTGATTTGATATGCGCCTACTGTTGAGCTACCGCCATTGCCACTGTCGCTGCTGTTAGCCGTTACCGTTGCGCCAGAGGTGTCTTTGGCTGTAATGACATACACGCTAGTGCTGGTAATCGAATCGATCTCATACTCTTGATTTAACACGGCAGCAACGACATTCCCGCCAAGTGAAGCAGCGCCAGAAAAAGTTACGAAGTCGCCTTTGGCTGCACCATGAGCAGTGTCAGTCACGTTGATTGAGCTTGACCCATCAGTTGCACCAAACGTCACATCGCCTGCAGATGTAGTAGAGCGTATAGGGGTGATGTCGTTGTAATTTGCGCCTGATTGTATGTAGAGCTTAGTGCGAGTGCCCAAGCCTAAAAGTTTGGTGCCGGATAAAGAAGTCCACCCAAACAGCTTTCTGCCTGTGCCATTGAAAGAAGCAGTAATAAACTTAACCCAACCGCCTATCTTTTCAGGCAAACCTTTGCGAAATCGAACAAGATTACCGTCAAACCATCCGCCTTCAGCGGTGTAGTCTGTGCCCTCTTTGTTGATGCCAGGGTTAAATATGTACTTCTGCAAAGGCATTAGATGTACTCACCACTGCGGATCATCTCCGTTACACGAATTGCGCGATCACCCACCTGAGTTGCCCATTTGCTATCCATAAACTCATCAGCAGCTATGTCAAACTGTTCACGCGACATAGCCTCCAGTGCCTTCACAAAGCCGCGCAATCTGGTCAGACCGAGGTTGAAACACATATCAATCATTGCATCCTGACGCGCTTCGTTCAAAGCACCGAACCAGAAGTAAGTGTCTGCTAACTCGCCCTTCACACGAGCAACGTCGTTGGCTAATAAGTAGTCAATTTCATCGTCAGACAACCCAAGGCCAGACTCTGAGATGTTCCTACCCACACCTATCGTTTCGTAGCCTGCACTACACACATATACCTTAGATCGTACACCTTCGTGTAGCTTCAGCATGTCTATTAGCTGAGTCATTACTTCTCCCGCGCTACCTGATTGACCTTCTCGTAGCTTCTCATAGCGCCGAGACCCAACATCCCCATCATAACGGGCACAAGAAGTGTTGTATCTACCTCTGGCACATCCATCCAGATGCCCAGTACGTTGGCGATAATAGTGTTGTACAACAGCCCTACC